ACAAGTAATAATAAAAATAACACAAGATGAAAAGTAACAAAATTAATTTAGCATTAGAAGCATTAGAAACAATTGAGAACAATGAAACGTTAAAGGCGTTATTAGGTACAAGCAACATCCTATTTTGCGAAGAAGGCATAGGATTGGATGAGTTACTAAATGATGGAGAAGACACTATAAATGATTATATCATGATGTGTGGTTATACAGAAGATGAAGCTATTGCAGCTTATAACGAATTAAAAAATTATTAAGATGGGAGACACAATGAAAAAGTACGAAGAGATTATGGCAAATGAATTAGCATTGCTAAAAGAAGGGAGAACAAAGTTAGCTAATCATGCACATTGTCTATTAATGGATGAGTGGAAGAAGAGAGAAGATAAGTCAGAAGATTTGGGTACTAAAGTACAGCAAAATGGTCCAAGTCCTAGTGATGTTTTTTCAAGTAACAATGCGACTTTAACTAATACAGACACAATTAATATAAATGATACATTCTTAGGAAGAACATTTAGCGGTGGTATCCCAAATTTTGATGGATTCATTTATGATGAAGGATTAGAGAGCAGTTTCACAAATCCAGTAGAACTAGAAGAAGACAAAGCACCAGACTTCAAAACAGTTACAGATTCAATTGCAGACTTATTAAAGTATAAGAATTTAAAATATGGAAATGCTGCTTTAGAGCCTATGGACATATTTGAAGGTAAAACAAAAGTAGGTCAAAGATTAGATGACAAACTTGCAAGAGTTAAAAATGGTGAAGATTTAAAGAAGAACGATATCGCAGATCTAATTGGGTATCTTACTTTAGTATGTGTAGAAAACAATTGGACAAACTTTGAAGAATTTAAAGATTAAGTCATGGTAGAAGCAATAGGATATCTAGCAGCAATAGTTACATTTGCAGGATTTTTAACAAATAATTTGACTAGGATAAGATTATGTTCACTTCTAGCGTGTGCCATTTGGATAACGTATGGTGTACTAATTAATTCTGGGAGTGTATTATTATGTAATGTGACAATAGCTGCCTTACAAGTCTTTAAATTAGTTCAAGAAAGAAAGGCACAAAGAGTAGTTTATTTAGAAGATCTCATTTTATTAAGAAATGAGATCGAACAAGAGATGAGATTTAGTTTAGATGTTAGTTTAGATTGGAAATTAGATCAAGTTGAAGAAAAAATAAATAAGCTTTCAAAAGGTCTTAGCTAATACAATAGAATAATTTTTAAAAATAATTGCAAAAAAGTTTTTTTATATCAATAATATGTTTTACATTTGTAGAATATAAATAATTAATTAATCTAAAAAATATCCAAACATGAATAACGAGCAACAAATGAAAGCCAAAGGGGAATCCAAAGTATGGAATTCTATAATCAAGGGGAATGGACAAGCGAAAGATATTGCATCTACTAATATAGGTCAGCAAATCTTAATGGATGAGGCAATAAGAGTATTGGATAAATTTGAAGAATGGGTTGGTAAATCAAGTAAAATGGACAGGGTTAGTCTTAAAAAGACTTTCCCTGCTTCAATAACTACTGGCTTAGATGATAGCGGTAAAGAAGTTGATATTGTAGATGATACTACACTGAGTCTTATATTAAAGACATTCTTATTCTTAACTGGAAGTGCTTCAGGAGCATTAGATTACAAAACGGTTGGTAGAAAGAAGACAAGACATAAAAAAGTTAAAGCAGTCAATGAAAAAATATTTCCTGATTTAACTTTTGAATTAACTTGGAGAGTTGTTGAAGTAATGATTGATCATTCTAATTATTTTGAGACTGATAAAACTATTATGATGATCAATGGAAGACATAGTACTTCATTAAGTTATGAATGTACACTAGATGAAACAATATTCGACAAGTTATCAACTCAAGCATTAATGGCGTTCTACCCAATGCCGATGACTGAAAAGCCACTAGATTGGAAGTTCGAGGATGGTAAAATCTCAGGTGGATATGTAAATCACCAGTATGAGATGGTTAGAATAAAAAAGAAGAATCTTAAATATGATAAATATAGTCAAGATATATTTGATTCAGTAAATTACATTCAGTCTACTCCTTGGAGAGTTAATGAAGAAGCTTTAACTATTATTGAGAATGATTTAAGAGCACCTTTAAAAGTTGATTTCATAAAAGCATTATACCCAGAATCTACAAATTGCAAATTCGAAGTTAAGATTAAAGATGAAGAAGTTCTTGCTGAGTTATCTGACAAGGAGCTTAATGAAATAAAAGAAGCAAGACATATATATAATCAGTCTGCAGTATTATATCAAGCTGAAGTAAAAGATTATGAATCTGCTATGGGGAAATATAGAGCTATTAAGATGGCTATTGAAATTGCTAATAAATATAAAGGCAAAACAATATACTTTCCTAACTCATATGATTCTCGTGGAAGAATATATCCAATTCCAGTTGGATTGACACCTCAAGGTTCTGATGCTGTTAAAGCTTTAATAGAATATGAGAATGGTCAAGTATTAGATTGGGATGGAGCGGAATGGGCATTTGCTTATTTAGCATCACTTTATGGCGACGATAAATTACACTTTGAAGATAGAGCTAAAAGAGGTATGGAATTAATGACTGCAGACTATAAAGATGCAGACGAACCATTCCAATTCTTATCTCATCAAATTGAACTTAGAAAAGTTATTGCTGATAAGAAATATATCTTTAAAGGAAGAATTCATTTAGATGCTTGTAATTCAGGTTCACAATTTACTTCAGCGTTAACCGGTGATTTAGCTGGATGTATGGCAACTAATGTTATACCTACTCTTAAAGAAGATGGTAAATGTGATAGACAAGATGCTTATTTATTGGTTGCAAACAAGTCTATAGAAATGGCTAAGAATATATTAAGTGGATCATTATCTGAAGATGACAGAGAGGTTTATGAATTACTATTAGACTTATTAGAAAAGTCAGGAAGAAAGATTTGTAAGCGTCCAGTAATGGTTTCAAATTATGGTGGAACTGCAGGTGGTAGAGCAGATATGTTATTCGATATGTTTAGAGAATTGGGAGTAGAAAGAAAACATATTACTCAACAGAATGCAATTAAGTTTGCTAGAATAATAGGTGATTCAATTACTGGTGTTTTAAACGGAGGTAAAGCTTTTGAAAAGTATATTCAACAAATGAATAACATGATTGCAAACAAAGGTACAGCGGTTACTTGGACGACCTCTGATGGATTTCACGTAGTACATGTGAAGAACAAAGAGTTAAAGCCAAAACAAGTCACCTTGATGCTTCCAAACGCGAGAAGAAAAACTACTATTATTAAAAAGTTGTTTTCTGACGAAGTAGCAGCATCTAAAATGAGATCAGCAATTAGCCCTAACTATATTCACTCACTTGATGCAGAGCTATTAAGAAGAACTGCGTTGAGAATGAGAGACGAGGGTATAATGGATACGGACTGGATTCACGATTCATTTGGATGTTTACCAAATCAAGTAAATGATATGTTGAGAATTACTAAAGAAGTATTTCTAGAAATGATGGAGGCTAAGCCACTTCAAGTTTTAGATGACGAATTAAGATCTCAAGCATTATTTAATGGAAATACTGAGAAGCAATTAGAAAAGGTTGAGATGCCAAATTTAGGTGGAATAAATATTGAGTCTGGAGACTTAAGAGTGTTATTAAACTCGGAATGGTTCTTCTCATAGATCAATATAAATTAAGAATAAAGGGGTTGGAAATTAAGTTTTTCAACCCCTTTTTCGTTATAAATCAAAAAACAACTAAAGTATTAATAATCAATTAGTTAATCAATTAGTTAACACAATAGAATAAATAGCACTTTTAGAACCACTAATAAAACAGGATAGCAGTTCATATAATTAAACATTACAGCTTGGCTCGCCGGCTAAGTTAGTAATCTGCCAGGCGCGTTTAGTGGCTATTTATTGTGGGCCCGTCCTTCGAGACTAGATTTTTAATATCAAGGTCCAGCAATTTCTTTTCATTACAGTTTTGAGAGGTTTCATTCTATCGGATGAGACCTCTTTTTTTACACGTGTATATAGAAGAGTTTAAATAATTAAGAAGTTAGTGTCACACTTCATTAAGTGACTCAGTACAATAACAGACAAATAAGATGAGTAAATCAGAAAAATTCGTATCAAGGTTTAAAGATGTAAACCTATATCAAAAATCATTTTCAGCAACCAGTGTAAAAGCTGTAAAGGAAATATACGCAGAGAAGATGGGTGTTGAGAAGCATAACATAAAGACTTTAGATTTTCATAAGTGTGTAACAGCATTAAGAGGTTTGAAGGAAATGGAATAAAAACAAACTGTAATAAATAAATAAAAGAAAAGAACATTATGAGCAAATCGTTTAATGACAACTCGTCATCATTCAAGTTGGAATCGTTTCAGGAATTGACACAGATTACAACTAAGGAAGATGTAGGGTTAGGAATAATGAGATGGGGGACAGAGAATTTCTTCCCACAGACATTAAAGAATATTATAGAGCAATCGCCGAACGCGAAGCCAGCTGTAACTAGGACTGCAAAGTTTTATAGAGGTGGATCGTTTGAAGGTGAAGACACTATAGTGAACACTTATGGATTAACATTGGGAGACATTGTTGATAAGGCTGCCGCAGATTTGGCTACCTTTGACGCGTTTTCAATTCAAGCTAACTTCAATTTAACAGGAGAAGCTACAGACATGAACCCGATGAGAATAGAGGCATTAAGATTCAATCAATTTGATGAATTAAACTATGCATCTAAAATGGGTTACTACAGAAACTTTGGTAATAACGATGTAATCGAAAAAACCGTAGTAGAGTCAGTAACAAAAGGTAAGATTAAATTTATAAATATTTGGAATCCTAAATATGCTGTAGATCAAATCGAACAATTAGAAGGTGGTGTAACAGATTACAATGGACAAATCTTGTATTATTCAGGAGCTGGACCAAGTAACTACCCAATTCCACCATTACAATCTGCAATAAACTTTGTATTGTCAGATGTAGAGAATAGTATATTGATTAGAAAAGAGACTTCAACAGGTTTTATAGATAATTATTTACTAAAGACTACATTGAACTATGATGATCCTAACCTAGTAGCATTAGAGAATAATATCTCTGCAATGCAAGGAGCTAGAGGTATGGGTAAGATTATGACAATAGCGGGATTATCTGAAGATGAAGTTGGAAATGATTTATTAGAGCAAATGGGTTCTGGTAATAATTCAGCTATTATAGATTCAGCTCAGAAGACATTTGAATTGGACAGACAAGTAATTAATGGAGTTTATTTAATTCCACCGATTTTATCTGGACAAGATGTTGCAACTGGATTTTCAACTGAAGCTCTTAAGGATGCGTATAATGTATTTAATGCGTTTACACAACCAGGTAGAGATAGGATTGCTAAAGAGATAAATAAGATATTGAAAGCAGGTAACTTTGGAGTTGATTCAATTAAATTAACATCTATGAAATTAGAAGTTAGTGATGCAGAAGAGTCTGAAGTTTTAGAAGGTGAAGAATCGATGGTAGCAGATAATACTACATTGACCAATCTTACTGGAAGACAGTTACAAGGAATTCAAAGAGTAGTTCGTAAATATAACAAAGGAGAATTGACAGAGGCTCAGGCATCTTCATTATTATCTGGCGGGTATGGATTTACTACAGAAGAGATTGACGAGTGGTTGGTATCTCCAGAAGAGGAATTAGAAGAAGCAGCCAAAGATGGTGAACCTAAAATTAAAATAGAAGAATAATGAACAATGTAAACTTAGAAAACAATTTAATCTCGGTAGATATCGTAGATTTGATGCAAGACTATGTTTCAATTCAATTGGACATAGATTCTACTAAAATAAAGGCTGCTGCAAATATTGCACAAACTATAGATATATATAGGTTGATTGGAAGTGTTAACTTAGAAAGAATTAAGGATCCACAAAATGATGCGGATGATGCTTTGAGAGAAGCTGTTATTCCAGCGTGGTGTTATTACACTTATTCTAGAACCTTAAAAATGTTTAACGGAACTTTGACAGATTCTGGATATGTAATATCTGAGGATGCTGAACGAGGAATTAAGCAAGCACACAATGATGCTGAAGAAGCATACTCAGTTGCTGAAGTATTTATGAATGTAGCAATAGATTTATTAAATGCAGAATCGACAGATGATGTAGATATCGATAAAGATACTTTAACACCAAGAATAAGAACTTTCGGAGGAAACGAAAACCGAGGTTCAAATTAATAATTAACAATTAACAAATTAAAAGACATGGGACAAATAGGAAGTTACAATTCACCATTACAAGTGAATACAGACAACACAGTTACAGTAAATGGTAACGAAGTACACACAGAAGTGATTGAAACAGCTCCAGCTTCGGCTACAGCAGTTGGGGTAGCAGGAACAGTAGTTATAGCAGCAGATGCTATTTACGTTTGTACTGCAACTAACACTTGGGTAAAAGCAGTATTAGCTACTTGGGTATAATATTATAATATAATTGTTCCGCCGTTTACGTATTTCGCTACCGACGCAGGACAAACGCTACTCGCCTTAAAAAAGTGGGTAGCTCATTTTAGGATAGTTCAAAAGGAAGAACAACGGTTTTGACGCCGGAAATGGTGAGTTCGATTCTCACCTCTCTAAGCAAAAGTTAAGTGTTCGAAAGCTTAACCAAAGTAGATAAATATCTGTTAGGTACTACACCTGGTAAAAGGGACTAACAAAGATAAAGGAGAAAACCTTATAAATTAAATAAATAAAGTTAGAATATAAGTAGGGCGGCACTAACCTCGGTAAAAGAGACTCCCACCAACAATAGGAATGCATTACCTATTTAATTAATGCAACAAAACAAAAAGAATGGAAGAATTAAAATTAGTAAAGGTATTAATAATATCACTATTACTACAGATCGTACTAGCAG